TTCTCAATCTGGATTGGTGTCGCTACCCCTCTAACATTAGAAGAGCTGAATGGATCGTCTTCAGGAGCAAAGCCTTTCTCTATATCAGATACGTTCTTTATAGATGTCTCGTCTAACCGGCCTCTTTGGCCTAACTCTCTTAATACCCGTTGAGAATCAAAGCCAGCAGGTACGGCTTGTTGTTCAGGAGTGGCTTGGTGCATTATCTGTTGGCCGGGAGCAGCTATCCCCACTGTGGGAGCCTCCTGTTGAGCCGCCCTAAACGGTTGGGCTTGAGTAAACCCCCCGCTTATAATCTGTTGATTCCTCTGTCTTTGTTCTTCTTGCTTCTGCTTAAAGTTCTTATCTCTTTGAGAATAGGCGTAAGCGCCTAGATATGCAGATGCTACTTTTGGGTTTCTTTTTGCCCATATCTTTACTGTATCTTCGTCAACATGGCCCCGTCCTATAGCCGTCAAAGACTTTTGCGTTGTGCTATCGTCCATTGAAAGTCCGCCAAAAACCCTTGGGGCGTAATCAAGCCCCATATCTGTAGCCTTTCTTGTAAGCCTCTGGTCTTCAGACTCTTCGTAATTATTGGGCATTAGTTACCCCCGCCCATCGAGAATCCAACATTTACCCCTGAGCTTTGACCTCTTGAGTCACTTCCTGTAGCAGTAAGTAAGCTAACCTCTGTCTGTGCGCGATCAGCAGCAACGCCTCTAAGGTAATTAGCTTCCTCAAGCCTACCTTGAGCCTCAAGGGTAGCAGACTCAAGTAACATCTGATCTACAGTCAATCCTGTATTGATGGACTCTTGAACCGCCAAAGCTCTCTGATTCCCAAGTTCTCTAGTCTGCTCAGTAGCCTGAGAGGTTAGCGCCTGCTGACCAAAGCTAGACCCTCCGAGACCTCTTCGGTCTACGTCTTGAGTTAGCGCACCCCTTTCTCTGCCAAACCTTTCCTCGGTAGGGGCAACACGTGCTTGTGTAAACGGGTCTTGATTAGTGAAAAGTTGTGACTTAAGCTCACCTAGAGAGCCGCCAAATCGTCCCACCGCCTCCCCTAAAGATTGTCGTCCGGCTCCAACAGAATCAATACCTTGATCCTGAATGCCGTAGATTGTCGGGTCGAGAATAACCCTCTTACTACCACCAAACCCCCTAACTCCATCAGCCAACCCCCCTTGAAATCTGGTGTTAGGGCTAACCTGCTCTACTCTTGACCTGCCCGTACCGGCTCCGAATAACGGGGTAGTACTTGACCTTTGGTTACTGCTTTTTGTTCCAATACTCATCTTTTCTTACCTTTCACTGAATATAAGTATAAATCCCCACGGGGATCACCGTTCTTCATCTTTCCTATGTAGTGTAGTACACCATAACTACATATCTTATCTGCTAAATTATTCCACTTCGCTATCGTTACCACAAAAACACAGCCTATCTTTCTTGAGTTTCTAGCCCATTGTAGAAAAGCTACAGAAGACCTTAATTTGTTCCTTTTAGTCGCCCAAGGGAAAAAAGAAACATGAGGCTCGATCTTCCATTCGTTACTAAATAGCCAGAATACGCCTATCGGCCCAACACCGTTAAACTGGATGTTATTATCCTCTACTACCAACACTTCTGCGCCACGCTCCGTCAGGATTTCTATAAATTCTCTCTCGGAACACTTCGGATCAACATCTTCTAAAGGCTCCCTTTGGTGGGCTATCCACAATATCTTAAAGTCTTTATGATACTCGCCCCCATCATACAACTCAAAAGGTCTTAAATTGGGTCTTGAGTGGCGGAATAGTCTCTCGCGCTTTTCTATTGGCTTCATATCGCTATCTTTAGTATATCAAATTCCAATGATGTCGTTATCGAGGTCTGAATGTAAACACCAGAACCTCGCCCTATTGCCGAAACTCCCTTTGTCGCCGTTCTATAAGAAAGAGCAAACCCGGTATTAAAGTAAAAACTTCCTCCAAAGTAAGCAGAACCACCAAAGTAAGCCGCAGTATCAGCAGCTCCCGGCCCCTCTAAAGGAATAGTGCATCGGTTTACCCCAAAATCATCAGCCCACTCAAAGTCCATAAGAAGGTCTGCATCTCCCAATCTACGGTAGAATACGCGCCCTCTGAGCCTGTTTTGAGAGGTGTTGATAGGTTGCCCTTCCTCGGTGGTCAATTCCTGTATTAGAGGCGTTTTCCTCGTCACAGCAATGTCTGTATCACCATTGTCGCCAGAACCCGTACCGTCTAATCTGTAAATGTTTCCTGAGCCATCTCCGTAGTAAACATGAGAATCTGAGGCAGACGTTCCTCCCGGCTCTCTTATGTATTCAGCAGAATTTGTTGAGAAACTTGAAGTATGTTCTGTCTTGTAAACCATCCACGGGCTAATTTCCTGCCCCATTAGGTCTTTGAATAAGACTAAAAGCTTGTTCGCCCCAGCAAAGAAATAAACCTTCTGTCGAGACTGGTCGTAAACCGTTATGCAATCAGAAAGCCCTTTTGTGGTTGATCGTATCCATTTAGAAAGATCATCGGCAGCAACATCCCCAAAACGGTCTGTCGAGATTAAAGACTCGATAACTCCGTCTGTCTTCATAAAAACCACATCGTTACCGATGTTTTTCATCGTCTCTGTACCGGTAGCGTGAGAGCCAGCATAGAAAGGCTCCCATGCGAAATCAGTAGCGTCAGAACCGGTAAGTTTCCAGAGCTTTCCGCCATCAGTTGAGATGATAAGTATCTTCGACCACAAAGAAACACCGTTTATCGGCAATAAATCAGGAGTCGTCATGTAAAATGATTGAAGACCTGTGGTTGTACCATCTGCCGCTCTACGGGAAGTATCGTAGTCTTCAGGGTCTTCAAAGGCCGAACCTATCATTAGGTGGGGAGTGTCAGTCCCAGCTTTTACGTTGAACATCCACACTCTTCCAAGGTGGACTACAGCATACTTAGCGTAAAGATCAGCGCCAATCCCAGTGGTCAGAGTTGACAAGGTGGAGCCATCCCACTTCCTGACTGTAGTAAGCTTTTGTATATCTGTGATTACAGAATAACCATCGAGGCTCCATGTCTCCCCTCTGAGTTTAGATGAGGCATTAACAGAGCCTTTAGAGGCAAAAGAAGAAACGCCATCCCAGTCGTAAACGGTATCACCGGACTGGATTAACGTGGTTTCTGTTGAGTCATTCTTGATTAGCTGGATAATCCCTCGAACATCAGAGGCATTCGTCGCAGTCGCTATGGTGTCGAAAGGCTTTCGCCTCTTGAGAGAGGTTTGATTAAACCCCAGCTCACTGTTGTATCCCTCAATACATTCATCTGGAGAGACTAATGCAACATCTTGCTCGTTTAGCCCGCCTCTAAAGGTAAGGACAGCCATTAGCCATAACTCCGACCATATCCATTGGAAGGATTGGTTGGAATCATTAATGCCAATAGAGCCGCCATAGAATCTGAATATTCAGGGTCTTCTGATAGTTTCGTTATCTGTAGCGATTTATCTAAGACTTTAAATCTCCGAGCCGCGCAAGAGATAAAGGCTTGAGCCTCTTCGTCATTATGAAAGGGCAGCGTGTCATTATATAAAGTCACAGCTACGCTCTTTTCGTAATCAAAGTAAAAGCTTCGCCCGTTGTAAGAAGCGTTAGGAACAGAATAAAACCCTACTCGCTTTGTGGTTGTATCATCCCAGTACCACGCCCAAGGATTACCTGTGGCGGTCTTATAGGTGTAGTCGTGGTCGCGGAGCGCATCTTCACCTCCAACATATTCCCAAATCTTTGTATTCGTTACAGAGTCGTAAAACTGTGGCCGCTTACCATAGAACCGAATGAAATCTGATGGCAATGCGTAAATTCTAGTTCCGTCAACCATTGCTAATGTCGAGGAAGTCTTTTCGTAAGGTATTAACTTGCCAGCGATCAAGAGAGTTAGCTCGCTCTGAATAGCGATCTGCGCCAACTCAGAATCAGCCGCATGTTGAGTGTCTGTAAAGTCAGCCATATCATCATCATCACCTTTAATGATCTGGTTGATTCTCAGTAATCTGTTAACGCCAGTAATGAACTGCATCTTAGTTCCTTAAAAATGCCCCACATGAAACAGCCAGAGGTGGGGCTTGCTACTAGTTTAGAGCTTTAGACAACGAAGTGATCTTGGTTAACCAATTATCATTCAAGATTTTCGTAGCCGCCCAAGCTTTCCACGCGATAGACCCAGCTTCGTTGAAAATATCAGCGATACCAGACGATCCGGGCTGATGAACAATAAGCTCAACAGCAGGGATACGATCACCCATCATGTAGATTTCCTTAGCGTACTGCTCACCTAAACCGACTGTACCGACTGCTTCACGCCCGTAAATATATGAACTGTAAAGATCATTAGTATCTACTGAGGTTCCACGGAAGATGTCAGAAGTGGAGGTAGTACCAGCGCCGGTTTCAATTGGTGCGATCTCGGAAGAACACCAGCGAACACCATTAACAGTACCAAACTCACCTGTGAAGGTTTGCGTATAACCACCATACTGCTCAACACCGATAAAGCCGGTGAGATCACGAATATCCTCTTCCACATCGGGATGAGTAATGCCCATGTAAGATGAGCGTACAGGTTGTGAGTTATAGTTCGTAGAACCATTACCACTAGCAAATACGCGCATTGCAGAGTTGCGGTTTAGTTTATTAACACACCACTTAATGTCCGAAGCTTTGATTTCAGCGACAACAGCAGACTTATCCGCAGCGTTAGACGCATAACGATTAGATGTCGCATTGTCGAACTCAACAGAAGCAACTACGTTAAGTGATTCACCAGCATTAGCACCCAAGGTGTCCATCAAAGCCATTGTGTTGGAGTTGACGTTAAACAGATCAACCTCTTCAGTGGTTATGATGCCATTGCCATATTTAGCCATAGCTTTGGTAATATCAGTGATTGTTGGTTTAACAGTGGATCGACCTAGACCGAATACCGCAGGGCCATTTTCCGTATGTTCGGAAAGAGCCGTGGTAGCAGCCGCTAGATTTTCAATTCGCCGCCATTTTACTGACATTGAACCACCGCGCTTTTCCAGTGAACCCGGAAGTGTCTCATTAAAGAACGGACATACTTTCTTTGCAGCACTCAACAAGCCTTTCATCAACACGAAGTTGACTGGAGCCTGAATGGTGCTGGTTAAGTTACTTACATCTAAAGCCATTTTAACCTCTCCTCATTTGATCCCACTTTTGTGCAAACTCAGATTCCGACAGGTTCTCCCATTTGGAATCCTGAGTTGTGGGCGTTTTTGCCATTGTCTGTAGAGACTTTTTGGCGGCAAGCTGGTTTTCAGTTAATTGAGAGTCTTGCTTAATGGCGAACTTTGTAGAGTATTTGTCAGCAACAACGTCAAGAGCTTTATCGAAAGCTCCCTTGTTCTGACCGCGATTATCCCAAATCTTCTTAAAAGCAGGATTTTTATCGTACTCCATTCTCAAAGCGACCTCGGCCATATCGGCATCAACCCCCAACTTCTCATTTACCTTTGCTACCGCACTACTAACATCTGCATCAACCTTATCTTGAGCGGCCTTTTCCTCATAACCTCGAACCTGAGTTGCCAAATTCTCGACAGTCGTGTTCAAAGTATTAAGGCTATCAGCCTGCTGACGGTTATACTGATTAAAAGCGTCAGGGTCAGATATTGGATCAGGACTCCAATTTTGTTGCTGGGTCTGTTCCGGTTGTGCTTGAAAGTTACTTACTTGCTCCTCAACGCTAAACTCTTGGGAAATAGTTTCCAAGGTTTCTGGGGCGGCTTCTACAGTCTCAGTTGGCTCTACGCTCTCACTGGCTTCATCACTCATTGTGAACTCCTATTTTAAATAAAGTTAGACAAAGTTCAAACCCTTCTCGTTTTGCGGATTCAAACTTCCATTTTTCCGTATTGTCCTTAACTGGATCATACGTTGGTATATTTGGACGATGCTCTAACACATTCGTCTCAAATTCTTCGTAATAAGGGTGAGACCTCATAAATATGTGAATATCATCCATCTCGGCTGTCCTTTATAGCTTTTTTAATTTCTTTAATCCTTTCAGCCATAGGTCGGTTGGATTTCTCAAGCAGAGCTTTTAGCTCTTTATCAGTCTTCGAGAACCTCTCTTCAACACCATCCTCCATCTCTTGAGCCCTTTGTGAGATTTCATCACTCTGAGTCTGAACAACATTCTGGATTTCCTCAACCGCTTTGATTATCTCTCTTATTGTTACAGCAGCATCTTCAGACTCAGCATTATTCTTGGCTTGAGCTTCGGCAACCTTAAGCTGATGGTCTAAAATATCCAGTTTAGCTTGAAGCTCGGCCTTATCCTCAGATAGAGCAGTCTGCATCTCTGTCTTGATTCTTGTCTCTTCAATTCTCGCACCATTGACCGCCTGCTGGATATTAAGTTTCTTCTCCAGTTCAAAGTTATCCTGCTCAAGACGGGAGATTTCCTGTTGGGCCTCTTCCTGCACTTGCTGAACAATAGTGTCAATTTCATTACCTTCGTTGATTTTCAGGAATTGCTCAGGGTTTTTAACCCCGGCATCCATAAACCCCTGCTTCAAGATAGCCTGCTTATTAAGCATGGCGTTCATCTCTTCGTCTCCAGCCGCCAAAGCTACAACGCCCATCATCTTCTGAGACCGTTCTTCTTCTCCCAAGACACCCTTAGCCCCAACTACATCAAAATGAATATTCTGAGGAAGCTCTTTCTTGGTCATCCACATGAAGTCTTTAGCGTCCATCTCTGGATTGTAAAAAGAGTATTTAGCTAAATTAGTCTTATTAAACTCATGCTGCATGTATAAGAAGGTCTTTAGAGAGAAATCCAGCTTATCTACAAAGTCTACAACGCGCACCTCGCCCCTTTGGGCCTGATGTCTGGTCGCAGTAGCAGAACGCTCTACAGGCTGTCCTCCGCCCGCCCTCGCAGCGTCTACAGAGGTAGATTGGCGTACTTGGTCAAGGATAAAGGAAAGCGCCTCAAGGGCTACGCCGGGGTCTCCGGTGGTTATCTCTTTGAAGTTAGCCATGCCCTTCGTGGCCGTTTTAACGCCCGGAGCTATAATTGGGCCGCCATTTTGAACGAAATTGGGGTCATTGCCTTCATAGACAATCGCTGGCTCAATGTGTAAGTCAACGGAATCCAGTGTTTTATTGGCTAGTTTAGAAGCCATCTTGTGCAAAGGAGCCGTTTTAATCAGGGGAGACGTATAGTAAGGGTCTCTAACGTCCATCCTTTCGTATCCGTTATAGATAACTCTGGGGTAAGGAAGCCGTGACGGAGAAAAGTATACGATTGTCCCATTGGCTATGATTACCTCAGAGTTAGGTAATAATATATCACCATCGTTCCGAGGAATCGTTATATCTCCGAAATATTTTACTAATTCTATGTCCTGAGTCTCAATGTCCTTGTTTTTGTTCTGCTTCTTTTTTACTTTAGGAATCTGAGAGGGCATCCATCCATCACCTTTCTTCTCTTTTAAGAGATAAAGGGGGATATATTCTTTGATAATCATTGAACCGTTGTAGAACGTATTAGTTCCCAACGTCGAAGATGAGGGGTCTGGATAGCAGTTCCACATGGAATGAGGCTTCCAAACTGGAGCTTTAAGAGCCTGAACTCCTGTACCACCATGTACCTTAAGCATTGTATCTTCGTCAACCTCAACAACAAAACCCCCATGATGCAGGGCTTCGTGGACAGACAAGTTTAATCTTTCCTTAAACCCGAAATCAGAGTGCTGTTGAGACATAAACGCTCTTGTAGCGTTATCTATAGGACGATTCTCTTCTTGTTCTTCGTCAGAATGGACTTCAAACCACATCCTGTTATTCGGGAATAGCAAACGCATAGTATCTGCGGTCACTATCTCAGACGCTCTAGCCAGCTCTCCAAGCTCAATGGCGTTATGCCAGTCTCCGGTATCTTTCTTGTCTTTCTTGGTGGCTCTCATCGGAACCATAGCAACTTGGCGGTCTACTTCTTTCCAGACCCTTTCGTGCTGTTTGCGGAATGACTCATTCTCTCTTGAGCTGAGACACTGATTTACAAAGGCAGTTACCTTATCCCAATCTTTCTGGGTTATCCTTCGCTTCTTAACTTGCGTCTTGCCTTCGCTTGTTTCAGCCATTTTCACCAATTTCCAATCCCAGAGGGGATATGTTGTCTAATCTGTCTCATTACCTTAACTTCAGCATGTCTTCTCGCCATTACCGCATATCGAATAGCAGACATCATATCGTCATTAAAAGGCACTATCTTTCCATCCTTACGATGGTACATGCCTAATTCTTCCCAAAACTTCGTAACCGAGGAAAAGACCTTAAATCGTCCTGTTTCCATCATTTCCAGCATTTCCATAATGCCAGCCTCAACGGATTGAGAGCCTTTTCCTTCTTGTTCGCCTAAACCGGGGGGGTTTGTAAAAAAGGTGTGGTGCATCTTTACCCCCAGATCACGGTACTTATCCGCTAAAGGCTTGCCTGAACCTTTCTCAGTTTGAAGACCATCTTTCGGCCAACTTACTGGAATCCAGTCACCCTTTCTTTTGATCGCCTCCGCATGCATCGGGGGTAGGGTACGCTGTTCTGCATACCCGTCATAAACTAAGATAGAATCCGATTCCCTATCCCATGCAATGAACGCACAAGCAAAGGGATGATCCCACCCAAAGTCTATACCGTTGATTCTAGGCCAATGTGGAGGAATTTCATAGGGGGCAACCTCAATTGTTTCACGTGGAACACTAAAGACAAGACCGGAACCCATCAAAGGTTCGCCTTTTGCCCTCATAGCCCTTTCATGTTTTGGAACGCCAGCGAGTTTCTGCTCTCTTAATTCAGGAGTCATATGGGGCGCGTCATCCCATGTAGCTCTGATTAACGCCTGCCCGGGCTTTAAATCCTGAAGGAAGTTCCGCACAACCTCAGTAATACCTTCTTCTGGAGTAAAGGTAATATATTCAATACCGTTGGTAGAAAACTGAGATCGAGCTATCTGCGACTGTACATCCGGTGGAGGCTCTTCATCAGGCCACGCAACATCATATCTATGCCCCATGAACTTCTTTGGCCCTTGCTCGTAGGCTCGGAAATAGACTTCTGAATTTGCTCCAGAGATATGCGAGACGAGAACACTGTCGAACGCATTATTAACCCCCGGCTTTCTATTTGTTTTGACGATACATCTTTTGGGGACTGACCCGGCTCCGAGCATTTTTTCATCCGAAGGGTCTCCAAACATCTCTCGTTGGCATATATCCCTAGCAGTTTCGTTGGTATTTGACCCCACAAGAACTTTAACTGACTTATCGAACCTATGGCCTTTCCACCAATCGGGGTAAAGACCCGTTAAGTGCATGGCCGTTTCCATTGCGCCAGAATATGTCTTCCCTATCTGGTTGGCACACATCAAAGCTCTTTGAATGGAAAGAAACTGCTCATTTTTATCTGAGGGAATGCAGACAAAGTCACCAAACCCTTTGGCATGGTGGAATTTTATCTGGTAATCATAGGGAGCATAGAACTCAAGCTTATTGTACTTTCTGTACTCCTGTAGTTCCTCTACAGCCTCTAAGACAGAATTATCCATGCTGGTTACAGTTCTGCATGAGGTTTCGCTCTATAAACCACTCTTCGGAGAACTCGCATCCTTGATATTCATTGAAATATGGGCCTCCTACCGTCCAGTGGACTAATTTAGCGTCTGGATTAGGGTCATACTCAGAAATCAAGTGATTCCACTCTTTTGGAAGCTCACCAATCGAATCAGTCCACTTAAACCTGTGTAGATCGAGGCCAGAAGCCACATTGACATAATCAGGAGTAAGGCGCTTACAATGATGATGGGAGCAATTAAAAAGCATGACGCTCGACCAATTCTTTCTCGGATACGCATATTGTTTAGTTCCAAGGTATTTAGTTTCATCTTTAGGCGTGTAGTCGTGTTTAACCACCTGAACGGCTTTAGTGAAATCTCTTAAGTCCCACAGCTTTTTAATATCATCCAGAACCATCATATCGCAGTCTATAAAGATAGCGTAACCCTTGTGGCCACAAAGGTAAGGAACTAGAAAGCGGGTAAAAGAGAACTCGTTAGACTGTTTCTCGTCAATAGCCCTATCGTGGATGTCTTTTAGCATCGACCGCTTAATAGGGATAAACTCAACCGGTTCAGAAGACCGAGAAAGTATAGAGTGACATAGCGTGTGATAAGCCACAGACTCTACTTGATCGAAACCTATAAAGACTCGTATCATTTCAAGTCCTCAAATAAGGGCACATCAAGAAAGCCCCAGTCCACAGGCTTATGGCTATTACCAATATAAATGCCGTTTTTATAAACGTAGTCAGCATTAGTTAGTTCCCCATGAATCTCATAGTCGAAATACTTTATAGCCTCGCTCTTGGTAAAGTGAGAGAGTAAGGGACGGTACTCGATCTCCTCTTTGTCAAAGTAAGCCTTAATCTCATCTATTCTCTCAGAAATGATAGGAAAACCAAAGTGAGATGAATGTCCTACGTTATTTAATTTTAAAGGAAAGCTTTCAGCGTTCTTCCGTCTTCCAGTAAGAAGATCAGGAAGTTTCTTAATCTGCTCTATTCCTATGGCTGATTGCATGTCGGTAGGACGGACGTTGTAGCCGGGATATATGAACTCATAAGAACCTCGCTTAACATTATGCAGGTTGTTCTCTGGTAGGTGTCGAGTCCAACCGTGAGACCTAAGAGACAATAGCATTTCATAGTAAAACGGATCGTCCGTCGTTATTAAACCGCCCTCCATCGTACACATATGGTGAGAGAAGTAAGTAGAATGGCTCCCCATTGCCCCAAAGTTACCCGTAGGCATGTCTGCGTACACAGCTCCCATAGACTCACAATTGTCTTCTAAGATTGAATCTCCAAGGGCGGGGAAATACTGGTAGTCTTGAGGTCTGCCTAGAAGGTTTACCGATAAGATTAATTCGTCTCCGGTGTATGCTTCGTTCAACGCATCAAGGTCGTAGTTTAAAGTCTCTCTGTCTATATCAACGAACTTCAGCTTCCAGCCGTACTGCTGAAAGGGGGCGTAAGAGGTAGCCCATGAGATTGCGGGAACGATAACAGTACCTACGCCCTGCCTTAATGACATAGCCGCTACCATTAGAAGGTTTGCACTAGAGCCTGAATTTACCGCTACGCAATATTTAGAACCGTTGAAGTGAGCATAAGCCTTTTCATACTCTTCTGTCTTCGCGCCCATAGTCACTCGTTCAGAAAAGACCACCTCCTGAATAGCGTCAATCTCTTCGTCTCCCCATGTGCTAGTGGCTATTTTCATTAATCATCTCCTCTATCATGGATTCAAAGGTATATTCTCTCGTCCAGCCTATTGCTTCCATCTTGGATGGGTCGCCTATTAGCGAATGAACTTCTGCGGGTCGGTATAAAGACTCATCTATTTCAACGTAATCATTCCAATCCAAATCATTATGGAAGAATGCCGCATCAAGCAAATCCCTAATAGTCCTGCCCTCGCCGGTAGCGAGAACATAGTCATCTGGCTTGTCTTGTTGAAGCATCATCCACATGCCCCTTACATAATCTTTGGCGTGGCCCCAGTCACGTATTGCATCAAGATTGCCCATCGTTAATTTCTTGGTATGCCCTTCAGTTCTTTCTTTGTTAAATTCTAGTTGAGGAAACTCGGCTACATAATCACAAACCTTCCTCGTTACAAACTCCTTTCCTCTTAACGGCGATTCGTGGTTAAACAGAATCCCATTACACGCAAAGAGACCATAAGACTCTCTGTAATTCACGGTTAGCCAGTAAGCAGCTAGTTTAGCTACACCGTAAGGGCTTCTAGGGTGAAAGGGTGTATTTTCGTTCTGAGGAGGCGGTGAACTTCCATACAACTCACTCGTAGAAGCTTGATAGAACTTACAATCTAATATCCTTGCAGCCTCTAGCATGTTTAACGTGCCTACAGCGTTTATGTCGAATGTGGCTTTAGGAGACTTGAATGACTCCCATACAAAAGACATTGCTGCTAGGTGATAAATCTCATCAGGGTTACAGTTAACAACATCTCTAATCACTGAAGCATCTGTAACATCTCCCGTTATGACAATCATCCCTTCAGGGACTTTTGATGGTTGAGATGTCCTCCTTACTAGCCCATAGACCTCATACCCTTTAGACAGCAAAAGCTCAGTAAGGTAAAATGAGTCTTGTCCTGTCGCTCCAGTTATAAAGGCTTTCATGGTCTGAATTTCTCCTTATATTCCGCTACAGTCATTCCTTTCCTCTCTGCCCGAAGTTCGATAGTTCTTTCCCGAGACCTTTTTTCATATTCTTTGATCTTATCCTTATCCCCACCAGTTCTCCGCATCATGGTTTGATAAGCATAAGAACCATCTTCAGTCTTTTGAGATTGCATCTTTCCTATTCCCTTTATGGTGAACCATATATTTGGCTAGTTTTGTTTTATTTAGAACCTTAAGATTATCGCCCTTCTTCCATTCAGGAGTCAGGTCATTTCCAAAGTCTTCTTTAGCCCAATCAAAGCAGTAACAGTCGTGCCATCCCTTTAGACCAAAGACAATACCTTTCCTCAAGGTGTCCATGTATCTCTCAGAGAAGCGATAGAAGTCAGGATGGTCGGTATCAAAACCTACAATCCCAGACTCGGTATAAAAGCCCTCCCGACCCAAGTAAACCAAAGGTTCACCAGAAAACAGGTCTTCAAGAAGGGAACGGGGAATCTTCTTATTAATCTGTGTATCTCCGTCTAACCAGTACATCTTCCCGCCATCTTTAAAAGCATCGAACTGGCAGAACATCTTTCTACAGAACTTATTAGCGTCAAAGTTATAATCATATCCACCGCGAACTATTCCGTGGGCTTTCGGTATATTTTTAATATTTTCAAGAAACCCATTAATTCCGGGTATTCCAAACAGGTCTCTTTCTTCTATCTGGTCGCTGGCTATACCTAATCGTGACTCTGTATAAACAATGATCTTGCCGGGGAAGTTATGGGCATATTTTAGGAAGTTCTTACCGTATTTCTTATACCCTTTATCAGAGAATGAGCTTATCCCAATCATTTGTACTTACACCTTTTTAGATGAACAGTCTTAAGCTTTTTCTCGCTTACCGATATGTTGTTTTCTTTACAGTAATCATCAAAGGCTTCAATCTCTGAAGCGACCTGATTGGCCGCCTTATAGACAGCCATCTTCGTCTCTACAAGTTCAGCGAACCTTAATAGAGCTACTTTAGTTAGATACATTTGATCTCCGTTTTATAAATAGTCTCAAGGTGTTTTAAGAGTTCGTTTTCTTTCTCCCAGTCATGGTCAGGGAAAGCCCCGCCACCGCTTCTAGGGACATCATCGTGTCGAGAGAATTCTTTTGTAGGGTCTAACAAGGTGTCAAAGCCAGCCAGAAGGATTGTTTTAGGCTTCCACCGATGAATGGTAAAGAGAATAGCTGCTGTACCAGTAGAGACGTTTGGATGTTTGGCTCCCATCTGTTGAAATTGGTTTCTCCAGTTATTAGAGAAAGAAAGAGGGATCATTACCGGCTTTTGAAGCTTTACCATTGTATGTAGAGCGTTCTTCCAATCAAAGTCTCCATTCTTCGGATAACCCCAGTATTCATCAGCGTCCATCTTAAAAAACGTACCCATGATCTCCGTAGAGGCGCACAGGGCGTTTGTTTTAGAGCCGAAGTCATCAGTCCACAAAACAGTGTGAGAACCCTTTAATCGAACCACTTTGTCTGAGGCATCAATCTTCTTGCCAAGACCTGCGCCTTTCAGTGATGGGCCGTGGCCTACTACTGTGACTGATTGCATCGAAACATATTCCTCAAGTGGTCAACGACCTTAATACAAGGGAGTATTTCTGAGCCTGTTTCTGGGTAAGCGGTTTGTATAATTCCTAAGACAGAGTACATCTCAGTGAGGCATTCATAGAAGTCTACAGGATCAACGTCTTCAGTCCCTACTTTAGAGAGAAACTCCTGATAAGGAGCTACTTTTTCATCAAGGCCATGAAAGTTAATCGTCAAAGCTAAGAGATAGCCCTGAATGTCTTTTACATAATCAAGAAAGTTGTTGAGTTCTTCGGCTTCCACGGGCATGTTCCTCGTAGTCTTTTGGGGTGTTCCAGATTTTGACGGAATTATAGATCACTGAGTCGCAATTGCCAACAGAATAATACCAAAGAGCGTTATTTACCTCTCCGGTTCCCTTTGCAGGGCGGATAGCGTGACATTCCGTCCCAACAGCTCCCGCTTCGTGGACAGTAGTTTGAGTAACCGTAACAACCTTATCCAGAACTGAAATAAGGGCTAGGTGATTCTCCATGTCTTCAATCGGGTCGATATGAAAGTCAACCACGCCTTCCGGCAGAGCTTCTGTCCAATCTCCATCGGGGTGCGTGAGATATTGGAGGTTGATATAAGTCGCATCCTCGAACATGAGGTCTCTTGGCTCCAAGTCTCCATGACGAGCTTTCCATCCGATTCCAATCTTTGTCTTTCCATCAATACCATCGAGCTTCTCCTTCCACTTTAAGACTAAATCTTCTCTAGGCTTTAAAAATGGTTTTCCGGGGAAGTGCGACTTATCTCTCCGATAAAACATAAACAAGTCAGCAAGAGCAACAACCGCATCTCCCTCTAATGCACCCAGTCTTTGTCTGGGTATACACTTGATTCTAAATGACCTTTCCATTAAGTCAAGTATTCGGGGATATGTCTGGAATTCAATACAGTCGTGACCAACACGTTTAATCAGTTCTGGAAGGGCGGAAGCGAATAGAATTTCGTCTCCAATGCCTTGCTCACCGCAAACAAGGAGCTTTTTAACAGGAGAGCCATCCCATTTAGGAACTTTCATCTGATACCCATTAATGCCTTGAAAGGTAATAGACCAGTCAGATCGGAACTCCCATCCATCCCAATTATCAAACCTACCAAGCCTTAAACGGGCAGCACAGAGGTTCCAACGGAAATCAGGAGGGAAAAGGTTATAATCTAATGACCCAACTCTTTGAAGGGTCTTTTTGATGTGTTTCTTTAATCTTTCTTGCCTAAGCTTACTATCGGGGGTTCTATCAATAACATCACAAATCTCTTCATATTCTCTGTTCATAAATTGCCTCAACGGTCAATTAATAGTCCTCTTAAAGTCAGGAGCCAGCATAAGAGCCTTTTCCTTACCTACAGCAGTCACTAAACGATCAAAGACCTCTTCCTGACTAACAGGAGAGTCCTGAGTAACCTGAATGTCAGCAGAAGTAAGATCAGGTAAGTTCTTCCTCAATAGGATTTCAATACCCTTAACCTGACTAGCAGATAACTCAATCTTTCTAGGATTACCCTCTTCATCCTTTGAACCATTAGGCTCTACCTCTCCCAAGACAAAACCCTGTAATCGCTGTAATAACTTGGTAGTCTTTATCTTCTCACGAGTCTTAGGATCAACCCATGTTCTCTTCCTAGCAGCCATATAAGCGTTTCCTTATCTAGTTAATATACCTGTAAAATCTGGGTATGTATCCATAAGACCCCTACCTCCTGCCCCGGGGTGCCCACCCCCATTAAACTCACTTCTTTGCAGATATTTTCGGGTTATGGTTTGATCTGAGTTAGTGAGTGAGTGGACATGAAGCCATCATATAACCCTTGTGTGCTGCATGTATTAACTGTTGTCCTACCCTGTGTGTATCAGTCAAGGTCAACAGCAGTCTGTGGTTGTATCTGTCTAGCCTTGGCTCTGTTGTCTAGCCTATCAGTGGATCGTTGCTTAGTCCAATCAATAGTTCTTATCATTCCCTGTCTATTGATAAGTATTACCTATCATTACCTTGTTGATAATCATTATCATTTAGGAACTGTGTGCTTTGTCTTAGGGACTATATAAGAGGCGTTCTGTTGTTCCCTGCTGTTACCCTTCTTGTTACCCCATATCAGCTCCCATTGTTCCCTGTAGGCCCTGTTACTGGCCTTACTCTTTAGCCTGTCACCTGTTATGTCATTGGTACTCATTAACTCACCTTATATGTGTATATATTCTTTCACGTTGTCATTATTAATAACTAGGTTATAGTTAGTTCAACACCAACGAATAGAGGATAGCACAATGAATATCACAACCGCAGCCAAGAAGATAAACGACTCCCATCAAGCTGGTCTTATCTCCAATCAAGAAGCTACTCAGCTACACAGATTGATCCGCAGAACCGGAGACTATGGCAATAAATGGAGCTGGCAGCGTCAATCAGAAATGCGCGACAACCTGCTAAGTAACTTCGCATGATCTTACTACTACTTACAATCATACTAACTGGTCTGGTGCTGTCTGTACCGGCTATACGTTTAAAGAGGGCTTTCGGATGATACCTAACCATAAACAAGTATGCAGGGAATTAGCCTCAGTCATTGCGGTTCTAGGTAACGATGCCTTCCACTATGGCGGCTACTGGGATAAACACTACCACTTCCAACGTGGTGACTATAAGCAGGGATTTACGCTTATGTCATGCCTTGAGGAAGACTTGACCGTTAAAAACCTTCAATTCATGGCTGACAAGGGCTTGACTCGTATCGTCGGCTTTAAATATTAACAGCTTAACTATAAGGGGATTATACCATGAACACACAACCACAAATTGTAGAGATTGACGAGAAAGCCGCTGCTCTTGCTGAATACCTTAATATTTCAATTGATGAGATAGAGAACGAATGGAGCAACACATACGACGCTGACGGCTGCGAATACCTTGTACTGACCGATGGCGAGGCTAATGAATACGCCACAGACTACATAAAAGAGTCTTTGTGGGCGTTTAACGTCGGCTTCCTATCTAGTGAAACCGGACTGCCTGAAGAGATATTCACCGCATTACAGCCTCAATGCGAGGGCGCTAATGATTCCATTCTTAAGCTGCTAGAGCTGGGTGACGGCCTTGAAAACTTCGCTGATAGTGCTATTTGTGCCGATGGCCGGGGTCACTTCATGTCTAGCTATGACGGCGAAGAGAATGAACAAGGCGAATACTTTATCTATCGTACGAACTAATACTATATAAAGGGGAATAGAGATGTATCAAGAGAAAGTAATCAATGGGGTTTTAATGTGGCGTATAGGGTCTGGAGAATGGCAGGCCGTACCGTGGTTCCTGGAGTCGCAAGCATGTTAAGAGATCAAATACACTTAATGCCGGGAAAGACATGGGACTTGCAGGTAATAGCTTACGCAGAGCTGGCAGAGGTATCGAGGGGCGCGGTTTATCGTTGGTTATGTACTAAGCCACCTAAATACCTTGTGGACGCTATGAACTGGCGCTTATCTTACCTGCAAGAGCCTAGAACTCAGACAGAAGGATCGAAATAATAATGTCTTCCTCATCCTTTAACCGTCTGAGCCGTTTCTGAGCAATGTCCTGACTCATCTTGTGGGTTTGTTGGAGTTTTAATACTTCTTTGCCTACATGATCGGCTGCGCGGGCTATATCCTGTACTGAAGTGACCCTTTCAGCGGCCACAGACGCTATATGAGCGGCCTTCTTGCTTTCTAGGTCTCTTTGTATGGCCTCTTTTAGAAGGCGCTCTAATTCGTCGTCCTTGGCGGTCTTTTCGTACTTGCGTACAAAGTCACCTTTAGGAAGTTCGACTGGTGTCCAGTTATATGTCCTTCCTGAGCTTCCGCCACCTCTGAAGCCCTCATCGACTACCGCTGCCGTTACAGCTACACCAAAGGCGTTTGAACTATCTGACCCGCCTGTATTGGTTCCCGTT